TTTAAAGCCTTGTTTACCTAATATATCATCTGTATATCCTAAGCAATAACTTATTACTTCCGGCAAACTATGTACTTCATGACATGCAAAACAATGAAATTGTCCATCGTTCTTTCTTATTCCGGCTGACGGTCTACGTTCTTGTCCATTACTATGATATGGACAACAAACCATTATATCGTTACCGCTGTCTTTCGCAATCTGCAACATTGATATATGATTGATAGCAAGCTGTGATTTAAGCTCTGCTAGAATCTCTTCTAAGCTTGCATTTATCATTGTCTCGTTTACTATCATCTTTTATTTTCACCCCATGCTGTATCATAAGTCGTTTATAATCTATGAATGAATAAATATCATCCCAGCCTGACCTAAGATAATATCTGAATAGCTCTTCTTCTGTTGCTTCTAATATCTTATTCTTTTCGCTGATTATCATCTTAACTCCTATGTGTACCCGTACTTATTCTTTTCTCTTGTACCTTTTTCATATAGTTTACAATTATTATAATCGTCACCACGAATATCTACAATCTGCTTATTAACTAATCGTAGACAAGTACCTGTCTGAGACAATGCACCATAATAGCAAGCTACATTCTGAGGAGATACTTTCAGTCCAGCACCACCGGAAAATGTGCATCTGTATTTGCATTGTAAACATTTACTCTTATTGAATTTACTTCTATGTTTTGTCATTTAAAATACATCCTCCTTTTCTATTATTTTCTTCTTCTCTCTTATTACATTACTACTGCCTATAAACTCTCCTATATCTGGATTCCATCTGTAACTCATCTTGTCACCGACTTTTCCGTTTCGTTGCTTCTTAACTTGCATAGTTATTACTCCGTCGGGTCCTTGTTTTAAGCTTATAATCTTACTCGCATTTAAACTCAGTCCGTCTCCACCTCTTACGCTCTCTATTTCTGGAGTATCTTCACTTTCTTTATCTATTGCTCCACTTCTATTAGCTTGGGCAACTACTAAAACTGGAACATTCATATCTCTTGTTATATTCCATAAATCTTCTCCAAGATGTGTAAGCTTTTGTGCTTCTGAATCACCTCGTTTATATCTCTCATCTTCAAGATATGTAACTCCGTCTATAGCTATTATATCAAGTTTATGTTGCTTAATAAACTGCCTAAGCTTTGTAGCTGTTACTTTATTATCAAAATCTGCCGGTGTAGCAACTATAAACTTATTATTGCGCTGTTTAAGCTCCTCTATATATTGCTTATACTGTTTCTCATCTAAACTATCATTACCCCATATTAAATCTCTATTACTGAAATTCTTATATAATGTATCAAATCTATATCCTACAGATAACGCTCCCATTTCTGGAGATATATAACCTACATTAAATCCTATCTCCCATACGTGTGTACACATCTTTTCAAGTACCCAAGATTTACCTTGATTTGTTCTTGCAAAGATTAATATTAACTCTTCAGTTCTTTGTATGCCGTGCATTATATCATCTAACTCTGGAAATCCAGTTGTAAAGAACCAATTATCTTGATTATCTCTTCTATCTATGTATGCAACTAAACGCTCATTGGCTTGCTGTATAATGTCTATACCACCTATTTTATAATTAGGCTGTAAGTCTTTCATAGCTTGTATCATATATTCAGCGGCGGCATTACTGTCTGCCTTTAAAAGCTCCGCTACTTTCTGAACAACTGGTACAGATTTGTAATACAAATATTCTTCTCTGATTGTATCTACTAAATAGCTTTCACTCTCTTGGACTTCTACTATCTCAAAGTCTTGAAACTTAGATAAGAATGTAAGCTTATCTGGTACGTTGCCATATTCTTTATAATGACTTATTATAAAATCAAACTCATCTTGATATTCAGGAAAATAATCAACTGTCAGATTATTTCTTTCTACGATAGATAAGTCTTGTGTCTGTATAATTCTACTGATAATCTGTAAAGCTACCATATCTATCTCATATCCTTTCCTTTAAGTTCTACTACTTCACTTGTATAATATATTCTACTTGCTAATCTATTGCCCATCAACTTTGCAAACTCTTCTACTGATGGCTGATTCGATGTAAATATATTTGACTTCTCAGCTAATATGCGTGAATCTATAATACTATACAACTGGGTAAAATCATAGTTAGACATACCGCTTACAGCTATATCATCCCATATAACTAAATCTACATTCTTGAGATTATCTATGTATGACTTAGAAAGCGGATTGTTAAAGTCTTTTAACTGCAGTAATAGCTCTGTGGTTGATACAAACATACCTTTCAGATTATCATAGTTGCCGACTGCGGTATGATGGAAATATGTATGCAACATTTTAATTGCCCAACTTGTCTTACCATTACCGGTCCAATTACTGCATATATACAGATTCTTTCCTTGCTCTACAAAGTCTACTATGTTTTGTCTGATATCTGCTAATCGTTTAAAAGCATTTCTATCACCACTATTATCATCTGTTAAATAGAGTGCTATTGGTTTCTGCTTTGCTTCTGGGAGTCCGCTATTAACCATTTGCCACTTCATCTGAAAAAATACATTACATGTATCACAATTATCAGTACAGCTATCTTTATACCAGCACTCAGAATTTTTGTTCACTCTTTCTACCTCCTTTCTTTGCTCGTTCTGCTAATCCGGATAAATGCTCTATATCTCTTGCAACATTATTTGTTTTTCCTTTATATTTATTTTCTCGCACTTCATAATAATTATTCCAACCATTATCTATAGTCTGCTTAACTATCTTTCTTTGTTCATAATTATCTTCTGACAGAGATTTTAACTTATTCAGTTTGCCTTTAAATGTATTTGTGTAAAACGGCATTCCTGATTCTCTACTGTTCATTAAGAACATCTGTAATGTTTTCTCTAAGAATCCTTGTAATATTACATCATCTGTAAAATCATGTATTAAATTAACACACTTCTCATATAATGATAGTTTTTTAGATTTAGATTGCTTAGTACCGAATTGAAAATTTTCTACTATATCTTTAGATATAGTCTCTTTATTAGTATTTCTTTTTTTAGTATTTCTTATATTAGTATTTATTTGGGGCTGATTTTCTAGTGCTTGACTTTCTAGCACTAGACTTTCTACCCCTTGAGAATCTATGTCTTGAGGTATCTCATATACATTATAATCATAATGTATTCTATTGTTAGTCTCATCTGGTTTGTTCTTAACAATCTGCACATAGCCGTATCTTTGTAATTCTCTAAGTGCTGTATTAACTGTTGTCTCGCCTTCTTTACAACAAGCTACAATACCAGCTAATGAATAATCCCAATCATCATTATTTGATAACATCCAGGATAATAATCCTTTTGCTTTTAATGAAAGTCGTTTATCTTTTAGATGGTAGTTGCTCATTACTGTATAGTCTTTAGTTTTTTCGACTCTAAATATTGACATATTAATCTCCTCTTGAAAAATAAAATAGCTTATGTGAGATGCAGTGTCGGCTACAGTCACATAAGCTATTTTTTGGCTAGCTTTGTTATGAGGCCATATCGGCTAAGTTACCGACATAACTCAGCTAGCCTGTTTGTATGTATTGAGATTGAAAATCATACATCATATATATTATAACATTGTAAACAACGTTTGTCAACGCTTTTTTCTGTCTTTATATTCTGCTAATATTTCTTGCACTTGTTCATAGCATTCATCATCTACACATTCCCAAAGCAAACGTCTTTCTTCTTTCATATCTGCATCTGCCGGAACTGCACGTTCTTCACAAAACTCTACTGTAAAGAAGTTATCCCCTAGTTTTATAGACTTTCTGCTTGTACAGCTTATAGATGTGGTTGTTGCTTTACTTTCATATGCTTTATTCTTCGCCATCCTTATTCTCCTTTATTTTACTAACTCTGAGTGTTATAACCTCTTTAGACTCTCTGCATTTATCTATCTCCATCAGCACTTCTTTGCTAATCTTACCATTATAAATTGCTGATTCAAGTGCATCCATGTCTACATACTCTTTTGTCTTAATAACTCCAAGTTTTCTAAAATCAATAAACTCAATGCTTGAATCTACTTTATTAAGTGCTTTACTAATACCATCACTATATGATTGAAGTAATGATAACAGTGCCTCTTCATTCATAGATTCTCTTGTTGATACAATCTTTGTAGCTTTATAGCCTCCGGCTTCATAGGAACCTTCATCCATCAAATCTTTTATCTGCTTATTTTCATCATCACAAATCTTTTTATAATCATCAAGTAATTGCTTATTCTCTGCATACTGTGGAATAAGTGTATCAAGTGTTACTTCTACTTTCTTCTTTGCCATAATACTTATCTCCTCTCAAACAATCTGAAAAAGTTAAATACCCAATACTGATATGATTCATCTCCGAGAGAATTGTGCCTGATGATATCTACATACGATATGATAAACCATATCAGTATCAGAATGCATATTGTATATATTACTGTTTTTATAGTGTTTTTAGTTTTCATAGCTTACATCCTTTCTGTAGTACAATCTACTATTTTTATTCCATTTCTGTGTTACTGAACCAAGTATTCCGTTTCTACCTTTAGGTAGTTTACTCTTAAATTCTAACAGCTTATCAATATCAGACTGTTTCCAATATCTTGTTCTTCGCTGACCTTTTTGAATAAAGTCCGGAAGTATCTTCGCATACTCATTATCTGGATTCTGTTTCTTAAATCTATACCAGTTGTTGATTGAGTTAATAGAACTGTTGACTATTAGTGCCACTTCTGTAACGTTGTATAGTCTCTCTTCCACTTTCATCACCTCACTTTCTATTCAGATTTCAACATAAACATTGTACTACAATATTTAAACATTGTCAATCATATTTTAACTAAGTAAGAAATTAAGAAGTTCTGTCTTGTTGCTTTTCAGTTTGCCATCAACTATAGCATCACTCATAGCACCTTTATCGTTTACTATCTGCCATATTCTTTCATCTATCGTATTCTGAGCCATAATATTATAGATAGTTATATTGTTCTTCTGTCCTATTCTGTGGCATCTATCTACGCACTGGTCATACAATGCTCTATTCCAAGGATGGTCTAAGAATATCTCAACTGTTCCTGCTGTAAGTGTAATTCCAGTACCCATAGCACCGGAAGTACCAACTATGACTTTGCATCTATCATCATTCTGGAACTTATTAATCATAAGTTGTCTTGTATCAGCATTAATCTCACCAGTTATTATAGCTGGATTATAATCTCTTAATCTTTCTGCAATAGGCGTAGTCATCTGTGTCCAGTTAGAGAATATTACTACTTTACGTCCATTCTCTGTAGCTTCTTCTACAAGCTCTTCCATTCTATCAAGCTTTGCTGATTCTTGAATTGTAGTTGAAAGAATGCCGGTATAGCCTGTAGCTTGTCTCATTCTGATAAGCTCTGCAAGCGGGTTATTTGACATCTTGATATTATCTATGTTCTCTTTAATCTCTGCGGTAACTTCTTTGTAAATTTTTGCTTGCTTAGGAGTAAGCTCTACATATTCATCTACATAAGTCTTTTCTGGCAAATCAAGTACATCTTCTTTAAGTCTACGTAACATTATATCATTTAGTCTTTCTTGCAATTCATCAAGATTCTTATAGCCAACTACTTCGTAGCCACCAAATCCTCCCATTACACAATAATGATTCTTGAATTTATAGAAAGCATTCTTTTCATAGCCAAGCCACTTGAGAATGATATATAAATCCATAGGGGTATTCATGAGCGGAGTACCTGTCATGGCTATCATTGTTTTGGCTTGCAGTTTAAGGAATGCTTTTCCTTGCTGAGAAGATGGGTTCTTCATTTTATGTACTTCGTCTGCGGCAATCATATTAATAAGTCCGGCTTTGCAAGCTCTTACAAGTTCATTATTAATATCTAAGTTTCTTAACGTTTCAATATTAGTAATGATAAAGTAGTTGTCTATCTTATCAAGATTAAGTACATCATCAAATTTTGCATCTGAACCTTCGATTACAAGCTTGCCGTTCTTTCTTCTTCTCTGCCCGAGAATATAAGGCTTTTCATCTGAATGTGTAAGTATCTCATTGTACCAATTCCATTTAAGTCCGTTGACACCACAAACTATAAGACAATGCTGATAGTTATTAGAAAGCTTCTTTGCGACTGCAATATCAATAACTTGCTTTGTCTTGCCAAGTCCTTGCTCATCACCGAGCAACCATCTATCATATTGTAAGCCATAGTTAAAGCCATCTATCTGATGTTCAAATGGCTTAGTCTTAAATTTGAAGTTCTTAGGTACAACAGCTTTCGGAGCTTCAAGTGTTACATACTTTCCTGAGATATCAAAATTAAAGTCTGAAAGATTGTCGATAAGATATGAGAGTTTCTTTAATGGAACTTCCCATTCTTTAGTATCTTTGTTCCAGTATCTTGTTGGGAGTTCTCTGATTGTATCAACTACTTTTTGATTATATTCAAAAGATACAAACATTGAATAATCCTCACCACATTGTTTTGATTCTGCAATTCTTACGTTTATCATGTTGTTCTCCTTTTCTGAGTTTACTTTTTTAATCAATCTGTAAACATTGTACTTCATGTTTATTTGTTTGTCAACAACTTTTTTATAATAAAAAATAGAAGTGCTGACAGCAACACTTCTATTTTAAGCTTGTTATACGCTTCATAGAGCGATTTTAAATTAAAAAGTGATAAATTGTACATCTAATAGAAGAAACTCGATTTAAAGCGATTCTAGTAAGTCTGATAACATCTTATGAATAATATCTCTTTCTCCTTGTAATTCTGTATTATTATATAGAGTTTCTAAAAACTCTTCAATATCTCGGCACATACTTCGCATAGCAAACTTCAAATCCTCTTCATGTAATTCGCCAAGTTGATATTTAGCTTTGACAGCGACATACATTCTGAACTGGGGAAGTACATCTTCTAGCTCTTTCTGAGTATCACTATGCAGATTATCTCTTACATTATAAAGTGCTGATAGCTTGATACAAGAATCAAAAGTTGTAGGTCCATTTTCTAATTCTTCTATTGTATCACTTATTTCTTGCATATTCATAAGAATCACCTCACTTTGATAGTAACATTCTCACTTCGGCTGTCTTTTCTGCTAACATAGCTCCACACTTTTCCCATGCTTCTTTATCTTCTTCGGGTATATAAGAAACTGTCTTTGCCCATTCGTCCCCCATATCATGCAAAGCTGTAGCATGGTCAAGTTCATCTTCTGCCATTTGTGAAAAAAGCTTTGACCATTCCGGCTTAGTATTCTTATAAATGACATACTTCTCTGCATATTCACAAGCACCACAAAGTTCTTCTTTAATATGCTTAATCATTTTATGTATCTTCTTCATAATTCAATCTCCTTAATATCTCATCTATCTTATCATCCTGCTGTTGCAAGTGTTCCTGTATCGCATCTAATATCAACTGTGCTTTGTCTTGCAAGTCACCTTGTGTCAGATTTTCATCCAAGTTCATTACGTCTATAAGAAAACTTATAATGGAGATAATGTCAAGAAATGTGAACTCTCCATTATCTCCGCTACCTAATCTGTTCATTAGATTATTTTAGTGATTACAATATTGGCATCTGTAAATGTGCCGGCTGTTGTATTCTGTACCTGAATAGTTGTAGGGCTTGAACATGGACAGTTAGAGTTATTATTAGGTACTTGCACAAGTGTTATGAAGTTAGGTGTGATTCCTGTAGATTGTGCTTGTGGCTGTGCTACTCCATCTTTATAGAGCTGGATAGTAGTGCTTGTTCCTGTGCTTGCATCTACTGAAACCATATATATTCCACACTTATTAAGATTGAAGGTATCTGTACTTGTTTTAGTAACTGTACAACCTTTCTGAACTGATACTGAATTAAAAGGTATATTAGTATCTGCTCCTACTGCTATATTAGTTGAATAAGCTTCTATCATTTTAATCTCTCCTTTCAATAAAAATGGGAGTAGTTGCCTACTCCCTTATAATAGGCATACTAAATATGCTCAATTAGATATTACATCCACATCCACCAAAGCAAGGTGAAGGAACTGCATAAGTTGTGTTGTTTGGATACTTAACAACATTAGCAAGCTGATTAGCAAGTGTAAGCTGATTTACCTGATTCTGTAAAGCTTCAATCTTATCCTGTGCTATCATATCTTTTACACCTTGAATCTGTGCTGTAAAGTTAGCATTAGTTTGTGCATCTCGCATAGCACTATCATAGTTGCTCTGCATAATCAACTGCTTGGTTTCACAGCAACACTCTTGCTGTTTAGACATAAGATTTGCCTGTCCTACTGCAAGTCCACTAATATCCCTAGCAAGTTCATCATATCTGTTCTGAATAATGCCTAGAGTATCATGGAATGTCTGATTAGTTGCGGCAACTGCCTGTGCAGTTCCTGAATTTACGGCTGAAAGAATCTCTCTTTCATTTGCCATGCTGTTCTGTGCATCAAAACCTCTCTGCACTTCATTTGAAGTTGCAAGGTTCTCAAAGCCAATAGCATTAGCAAAGTTGTTATTGCCCCAACCATTACCATTGAACATTGACATGAGAATCAGAAGTCCGAAAATCCACATGAATGAATTTCCGCCAAACTCTCCACCATTAAGAAGTGCTACATCACTTGCAGAAAGTCCACCATTTTCCATAGCCATAATCGTGTTCTCCTTTCGTTAAATTATTTATATTATTCTTGCAAGAATCTATTTAAGCATATTCATGATATCATCAGGATTAACATTCATCTGTTTTGCCATGGCTTTGAATGCCTGTTCAGGATTGCCACCTGCCATCTTTATTGCTGTTTGTAATTGTGGATTCTGATTGAGCATTTGTTGTGCCATAGCTTGTGGGTTCTTCATACCTTTAAACATAGTAATCATCTGTTTGATGTTATTCGGTAATGAGATTCCGCTGTTTGCGTTGAGTTGTTGGAACAGATTGTTCATTTATTGTACCTCCTAACATAGATTGAATCATAGAATTTAATTCATCTTTTCTTACATACTGTGATAAGTCTACTGATGTAGGTTGTTCTTCTGTAATCTCTTCATACTGAAATATTCTTAGCTTGCACATGCCTACATTGTCAGCAATCTTGATATAGAATTTACCATCATTTTCGCTGTCCATAAGTATTGCATTTGAATTAGGCATTAGCTGAAAAGCTTTCGCTCCTTCTATGCCTTGCACCCATGTTATTCCGTTGTTCATAGGTTTTTGATACATTTGCTGAGGATACATATTGTTCATCATGACTATTCTCCTTTGCTAAAGTAAAAAGGGCATACACGGATGAACAATCATTCGCTTGCATTATGTCAACTAACATATTGCCAATATCTTTCATCTGCGTATGCTCCTTTCGATTTATAGCTATACTATAAATCAGAATAGCATTATTAACTTGTTTGAAAACTGTACGATTCTTGCACAAAAACAAACAGCACATAGAATTAACTATGTGCTGTCCGAGGTGGAAAAGTATTATGTTGGTAAATAGCTTTCGCTATAACACCCTTAACATTTTTGACTTCACTTTCCTTGCAAGCTTACTTACTTTAGATTCTGATATATTCATCTCTAAAGCTATCTGGATATTTGATTTATACTGAGCCCTTAGATTGAAATAACAAAGTTCCTCATCTGAAAAGTTACAGTTGATTATAAAATAATCTAATTCGGGTTTTGTAAAATCATATATCTTAATTTGTTTCGACATTTTTTCTGCGTTCCTTAATAGACTTATGTAGTCTTTCTAATTGCACTTTTTGTGCTTCGGATAAAGGCTTACCTTTTTTAGCTAAACTCATCTTTCGTTTAGATTCTGTTGCACAGCTCTCTGAACATATTAAGTTCTGGAACAGTAAAGTCTGCTATCTTCATGCTTCTTCCTTATCATCTTCTATTTTAGCTTTTTCTGCTTTGATAGTTGCATGAGATATTCCTATCAATGCACCTAAGAATAAGTCTACTGCGTTTATGGTGGCAGGTATTTCAGCTTCGTAGGGAAGCCCCCATATCTTTGCTACTGTGAAATAAAGAGTTGATAAAGCCGGAAGAACTATGATTACAATCCATTTCAAACAATCATATACTTTGTCATTAAGTCGCATTTACGTTACCTCCTCTTCCTATAAGATATTGCTCAAGGTTTGATTTTGCTTTCTTGAGTTCTTC